CCGCTACTATGACCGGGCCGATATGACCATCACGATACGTCGTGAGGTACGAAGGTCATACTCAATATTGAGTTTTGCTGGTGCACATGGCACCATTACAGCGAATGGTAGCGGGGCGGGTAGTATCCAAGACGAATTTTAAGGAGAAGAAAAAATGGCACAAGGACTGAACGTCAATCGGCTGGTAAGGGTAAGCACGACGCTATCACCTACGGCTACACCACGCAGAGGGTTCGGCACACTGCTGATTGTTGGGGACTCTAACGTGATCAATGGTACCGAGCGGCTACGCTCATACACTGACCTCGAATCTGTGGCTACAGACTTTGGCACGTCGGCCCCCGAATATTTAGGGGCACAATTATATTTTGGACAGTCGCCTCGCCCTCAACAGCTAATGATCGGGCGATGGATTCGCACCGCAACCGCTGGCCTGATTAATGGTGGTGCATTGAGTACCTCCGAGCAAGATATCAGTCTTTGGACGGCCATTACAGCCGGATCGTTCAAGGTGACCGTCGATGGCACCGTTAAAACTTTGACCGGCCTCAACTTTTCATCCGTGACGAATTTAAACGGTGTTGCAACCACTATCAATACGGTTTTGACCGGGGCCACCATTGCGTGGAACGGGTCACGGTTCGTCATCACATCGACGACAACTGGAACATCATCTTCAGTGAGCTATGCCACGGCTCATACATCAGGCACGGATATTTCCGCCCAGCTAAAATTGACATCAGGAACGGCATCGGCACCCATCGCCGGATATGCAGCGGAATCGCCATTAGCGGCCGTCACGGCACTGGCTAACGCAAGCGGTCAATGGTACGGGGTAGCATTTGCGGCGGCCACCATGCCGACAGATGATCAGTACATTGCGGTGTCTGGATTTATAGAATCTGCGTCTGTGAGCCGTATTATTTCCGTCACCGAAACAAATCCAAACGTAAAAGATGCAACATACACGACCGACCTAGCCAGCCGGATGAAGGCCCTTCTATACGATCGGACCACTGTTCAGTATTCGCAGAACAAGTATGCAGGCATTTCGTTTTTGGGCCGATTATTTTCGGTCAATTTTGCGGCTAATAAGTCGGTAATCACCCTCATGTACAAGCAGGAGCCCGGCGTGGTTCCTGAGGTACTGACAGAGACCGAAGCCCAAACGCTTAAAGATAAGCGTTGCAACGTATTCGTCCAATACAACAACGACACGACCATCATTCAGTATGGGGTGATGTCAGGGTCAGCATACGCCGACGAAAGGCAGGGGCTTGATTGGCTTGCGGACGCCGCCCAAAACAGCGTGTACAATCTGCTATATCAGTCCCCGACAAAAATTCAGCAAACCGATGCCGGCCAAACTCAGGTTATGACCTCCGTATCGAGCGTCATGAAGGAAGCAGTTGACAATGGATTGGTGGCCCCCGGTCAATGGAATGCACAAGGCTTCGGACAATTGGCAAATGGCGACTATCTACCAGAGGGCTTCTATCTGTACAGCCCGCCGATGGCGACACAGGCACAAAGCGTGCGAGAACAGCGGATTGCCCCGCCTATTCAAGTGGCGGTCAAGCTAGCTGGGGCCATTCATGAAGTGGACGGCCTAATCACCGTGAATCGATAGGAGAAAGAAATGGCAACGTACTCATTTTTGAACGTGTCAGCGAGCTTAACCGGGGTCGGGGGCTCAATTAACTTGGCCTCTGGTGCAGGCGTAGCAGAAGAGGGTATCACCATCGATGCGATGGAGGACAAAAACGTGATGACGATCGGGGCAGATGGCGAGGGCATGCACTCGATGGTAGCAAGTCGTGCTGGCACGATCACTGTCCGCTTGCTCAAGACGTCACCAGTCAATGCGCAGCTGCAAGTGATGTTCAATCGTCAGACTTCGGCGGGGTCATTAGGTCACGGTTCGAACACTGTGGTCATCCGTGACAGCGTGCGTGGCGATGTTATCACTTGCACTGGCGTGGCGTTCAAAAAATTGCCATCAATCACATATGCCAAAGAAGGCGGAATGCAAGAATGGACCTTTGATGCCATCAAGACCACGTACATGCTAGGCGTTGGGACGCCGGAGGCTTAATATGGAATTCGAATTAGGCGGGCAATCATATAGGGCGGACCGGATCGACGCCCTAACGCAGTTCCATATTGTGCGAAGGCTTGCTCCTATTATGGGGAAAGTTGCACCGCTGATTAAATCGGGCGACGGCGATTCAATGGGCGTACTGGAGCCATTAGCGGATGCGATCAGATCGTTGACCGACGAAGATTCAAACTATGTTATATTCGGTCTTTTAAAGTCGGTGAAAAAGAAGGATGTTAACGGCCTTGGTTGGTCGCCTGTGTCTGACGGGTCAGTTCTCATGGACAGCTACATGAGCATGCCCACCATGCTACAGTTGGCGTTTCACGCCTTTAAGGCGAACTTTTCCGATTTTTTATCCGGTCTCCCCTCGGGTTTGAGCCCCGAACCCCAAGCACAAAGCGACCCATACAATGGGTAGCAATGCCCGACGGGGAGGACTGGGTCATGCGTCCGGTCATGCGGGGGATGTGTCGATTCGAATCACTGAAGGACGGTACGGTGACGCTGGGTGATCTGAAGATGATGAACGATGCCCTAGACGTTCAGGACGAGAATGAGGCCAGGTATCAGGAGGCCCAGCGTGAAAACTGAAGTCATCAAAGAGTTCCTTGTTGGGCTTGGATTTAAAATCGACGAAGCTGGTATGGCACGGTTTGTGACGGGAATCTCAAAGGCGACCGTTGCGGTGACTGCTATGGGCGCAGCCACGACGGCGGCGGCCGCTGCTGTATTTGCTGGTATTAATAGTGTAGCCAGCGAATATTACCAGCTTGAGCGGCTCGGGGGTCAATTCCGATCGACGGCAGAAGCAA